AGTTTCCAGCTAAACCCTCTCAGTTTAAATGTAAATGGTGTTACTTTGGCAAGCAAAATATTTGCCCAAGTCGCTTTGATTAAAGGAGAATAATATGGCTGCAGATTTTGATAGAATAAATGACTTAACTCAACAAGATATAGAGGCTCTTAAGTTAGCCGAAAAATCTTACGGTGACAGTTGGCGTAAGCGTGGTGGCATAGGAGCTTTTATGATGCTCGCACGTAAATGGGATAGGATAGAAAACCAAACCAATAAACAAGGTTACGATATGTTTGCTGCTATTTTTGCAGACACTAGCGATACTGGGTTACTAGATGACATACGTGATTTAAGAAGGTACTTATTATTAGTGGAGTCTTTTACTGGTCAAGTACTTGAAGAAGCTAACACTCAACAAAACACAAATGTGTGAAGTCTTAGGAATAATAATGAGTATATATTTATTGTTTGTAATAATAGCAGTTGTTTCTTTGTATGTTAAGGCAAGGGGATACTAATGCAATCTTCTTTGTTTACTCCTGAAGTTGACTGGGCACCTCCTAGCACGTTACCTGACCTAAGTCAGTTTAAAGAAGTAGCGTAGACCTAGAAACTTATGACCCCCTACTCATGTCTCATGGACCGTCGTGGGCGTTTGAAGGTCAAGGTTATGTAACTGGTATAGCTATAGCTACAGAGAAGTTTGCTATCTACCTACCCATACAACACGTAGGTGGGGGCAACTTAGATAAGGGTGTAGTAACTAACTGGTTGAAACAAGAAATGGCTCACCCTAATGATAAAGTGTTTCATAATTCTTTGTATGATTTAGGTTGGCTAAGAAGAATGGGGGTTCATGTTAACGGCAAAATACACGACACTATGTTTGCTGCACCTCTTGTTGATGAGAATCAATTTGGATACTCACTTAATAAATTAGGTCAAAGGTATGTAGGTGAGGTTAAGGATGAAACGTTACTTGAAGAAGCAGCGAGATCTTTTGGTTTAAACCCTAAGTCTGAAATGTATAAACTGCCTGCTAAATATGTGGTGCGTACGCTGAACAAGATGCTGCTCTTACATTAAAACTTTGGAATATTTTAAAGGAAGGGTTAGTAAGAGAAAACGTACAGAAGATATACGAACTAGAAACTTCTTTGATACCTATACTTTTAGATATGCGTTGGAAGGGTGTGCCTGTAGATTTAGATAGAGCAGAAATAGTAAGTAAACAATTACTTAAAGAAGAAAAATCTATACTAGAAGGGATTCATAAAGAGTTTGGGGTTATGCCTGACCTTTGGGCAGCAACTTCTATTGCTACTGTATTTGATAGAGCAGGGTTAAGTTACCCACGTACACCGAAGACACAAGCTCCCTCTTTTGCTGGGGACTGGTTAGAAGCTCACGACCACAAGGTTGCTAACGGCATAGCTAGAGCTCGTAAATTAAATAAAGCAAGAACTACCTTTATAGATAAAATGGTTTTAGAACATAATGTTAAAGGTAGAATACATGGAGAACTTCACCCACTACGATCCGACCGTGGGGGTACTGTAACAGGCAGGTTCAGTAGTAGTAACCCAAACTTACAACAAGTACCAGCACGTAATGATTATATTGGACCTCTGATTCGTAGTATTTTTGTACCAGAAAAAGATATGCATTGGGGTGCGTTTGACTACTCTCAGCAAGAGCCTAGACTTACCGTACACTATGCTTCTATTACCGAGCAGGAAGGTGCAGCAGACGCAGTGGACGCTTATAGAAACAAAGACGCAGACTTTCATCAGGTAGTAGCAGATATGGCAAATATAAGCCGTAAGGAAGCTAAGATTATTAACTTAGGTTTGAGTTATGGCATGGGTAAAGATAAATTAATCTCTCAATTAGATATATCTCCTCAAGAAGCAGAAGTTTTATTTGATACGTTTCATAGGCGTGTACCTTTTATCAAAGGCTTAAGAGATCAATGTGCTAGGCTAGGCAACAACCGTGGATTTATTACTACAGTACTAGGTCGTAAGTGTAGGTTCAATCTATACGAGCCAAGGTTTGACAGAGACGTAGCCCTACCTTTTACAGAAGCTCAAGAAAAATATGGTGAGGATATTAAACGTGCGTTTACATATAAAGCTATGAATAGATTAATACAAGGTTCAGCAGCAGATATGACAAAGAAAGCCATGGTCGAATTATATAAAGAAGGTATACTGCCACACACACAGATACACGACGAGCTAGATATTTCCGTTAGTAGTGTAGAAGATTGTGAAAAAATAATAGAGGTTATGAGAGACTGCGTACCACTTATCGTGCCTAATAAAGTAGACGCAGAAATAGGTTTGAGTTGGGGTACGGCAATTTATAATTACAAGGAGTATGATTATGGTGGGTAAAAGAAAAGATTTACGCAAAAAATATTTCGAGATATTTATGCTTTCACTCAATAGTGAGTACACGCTTGAAGAAATAGGTGTACGCTACGGCATGACCAAACAGAGAGTTTGGCAGATAGTAAGGTTTAATGAGTTAGGTGCAGGAGATTATTACGCTGGTTATGGGCTATACACTAAGCACCATAAAACTTTACTTAGCGACACAAACCTTAGTACAATAGAAAGGAATAGACTTTTGAGAGACTGGTTAAGAACTAAAAATGTTCGTCTTATAAGAGGTAAAAGCGATGGCACAAAAAGCTCTGCATGAAACCACTGGTTTAGCGGACTCTCCCTGTATTGGGATTTGTACGGTAACCCAATGGGGAACTAGAACTTGTAAAGGCTGTGGCAGAACGGCAAATGAAATCAGGGAGTGGAACACTTACTCAGATTTTGAAAAGAAATTAATTGTATTAAGATGTTGGAAAGATTATTTACCACGTCAAAAAAGAGAAACTTTAGAAGAATATACTAGGAGTAAAAAATGAGTTGGTTTAAAAAAATAATTGAGTTTATCACACCTTTATCTTATGTAGAAATAAGAGCTAGGGATAAAAAAGGTAAATATGTAGCAGACGATCCGAAAACTGTAAAGAATGAAGCCTACACTAAAGTTTTAAGGAAAAGACCTAAAGCTCGTAAGAAAAAATAATGTACGAGTACTCCTGTGAAGTCAAAAGAGTTGTTGACGGAGACACTATTGATGTTATTATGGATCTTGGGTTTGATATTTTTCATAAGTGTCGTGTTCGCCTTTACGGGATTGACACACCTGAGAGCAGGACTCGAGATCTTGAAGAAAAGGCTCGTGGTCTATTAGCTAAGAAATATCTTAAAGAACACATAAAGAAAGCAGACAAAATAATTATTCAAACCAAACTAAAAGATTCTAAAGGTAAGTTCGGCAGAGTTTTAGGTTCTGTAGTTGCTGACGGTGTTAACTTGAACAATCTAATGACATTGAATCATCATGCTGTGATTTATCACGGTCAAAGTAAAACTGAGATAGAAGAAGAACATTTAAAAAACAGAGAGAAATTAATTAACTCAGGTCGATACAAAATTGACCCTAAATTTTTGCACAAAATTTTATAGAACCGACTCTAAAAAAAGTTAGTGATTATCCTTTTATCATTAACTGATGTACCCTAATATTAATTTACTTACTTATATAAGGGTAAGTTATTAACCAATCTCGGTTAATATAACGGGAGAATATTATGGCAGCAGCCGTAGAAACAATGGCTTATGCAGGGGAAGTACCCTGGCATGGGCTAGGCGTTAAAGTTGACGGCAACTTAACACCAAAAGAAATGTTAGATGAAGCTGGTCTTAATTGGTCAGTTAGTAAGCGTGACATATTTACATATGACCACGCAGACTCTAGTAAGTCGAAAGACCTTATTATGGCACCTAACCACTCGCTACTCGTAAGGGATAGCGATAACACTATTTTTGGACCATGTGGACCAAAATTTATACCAACCCAAAATGAAGACGCTTTTACGTTTTTCAAGAAGTTTACCGACGCTGGTAATATGAGTATGTCAACCGCAGGCTCATTAAAAGGCGGTAGACAAATCTGGGGGTTAGCAGAAATTGATGACAGTTTCACGCTACCTGGAGATGATAGGGTACTAGGTAACTTGCTTGTGTCTGTGAGTCACG